CTAAAATAAGGAATATTTTGAATTGGGTTTGGATACTGAACGTCTGGCAATCTCATTGCGGGAAGATTTACTTTTTGAATGAAGAAATTGACGTGTGGAGCTCTTTTTATTTGAAAACGAAAATTAAGTGGTGATAAAAAGTTTTTATTTTCTGGTGTGCTAATAATAGCTGAGCTTTCTGCTGCCATAAGAATTTCTCCATTTCAACTATTTATCTATTGACATTATACATCACTGTTTATATAATTGATCTATCACCAAACAATATCAGTTATAAAAAAGGAGGGACCTGAGCCCCTCCTAGTTAGCCGATTTACTCGGTCTTGTTTATTACATAAGGTTTGTAACGAGAACCTTACGATAGTAGACGTTAGTATTTGTTGTAAGAGCACCGTTACCAACATCTGCACCCTGAGCGAATGGGTTAGCGACCATGCCGTAACGAGTCTTAAACCCAACCTTTGGCTGGAAGGTGCTTGGATCAACTGCACGAACCATCTGTAGTGGAACATATGGGCAATAGAAGAGGCCAGCATCAAATGCTGAAGAACCCTTATAACCAACTGTTAGATAGTTACCACCTGTGGCATATGGATCGATATAAACACGTAGACGACCGTTTAGAACACCAGCGAAAGTGTTACCTGTATCGTCAACCTGTAGATTATTGCTGTTTAGAGCAGGAGCGTAATCTAGAACACCGGCCATCTGTAGAGCAGAAGCTACGTCTGATGAACAGAGGATGATGTTACCCTTACCACGCCGGGTCTCTTTAGCGATCTTATTAGCTTCGCGCTCAACCTGGAACATTAGGCCCTTGAACTTTTCAACTGACCAACGACCGTTTGAATCGGTGTCAAGGTCGAAGATACCTGTTGTTGTTGTACCCTCAGTAGCACCAACCTTTGCGGTGATGTTAATGGTACGAACAACTTCACGGTTGATTTCGGCCATGATTTCGGCTGAAAGGATGTTTGAGAGTTCTGTCTCAGCATCAAGACCATGAACAGCTTTGAGATCCTGAGCTAGTTCCATTGAGTACTCTGCCTTTAGAGCACGTGACTTAGCTGTTACAGTAACCTTCTCGATTGAGAAAGCCATTTCTGGGAATACTGAACCATCACCAAGACCTTCGGCAGTAGCTGTTGACATGCCGAAAGCGGTGTTGTAATAACCGGTGTTAGCCATAACTGTTGTGTTTGACTGACCGGGAATACCAGCGCCTGCAGTATGAGCTTGACCGAATGTTGAGTTGCCAGCAACAGAAGTTGAGAAAGCGGTATTGACTTCGTTGTAGAAAGTCTCAGCTCCCTTTGCTGTTGAGTTAGCGTACTGGGCGCGCATTGCAAAGATTAGACCAGTTGGGCCAGTCATTGACTGAACGCCGCAGATGTCATAAGCAATGAGGTTAGGCATTGCACGACGAACGAGTGAGATTAGAACGGGATCGAAGATATCGACTGTGCCGTCTGATGCTGTTGAAGAAGAAGCGCCCATTGCGTTAACGGGGCCTGCTTCTGAAAGCATATATTGATTGTGGCTTGAAGCAACACGAAGCTCACGCTCTGTATTTTCAAGCATTGTTGCAACTTCACGACGCTTATGAGCATCTGAAATTACTGGAAGATCGGGGTGCTCGAGCACTGCCTTCCACTTGTTCTGTAGTTCCTCAGCTAGATATGCCATATTTTTTTCTCCTTGTCTATGGTTATCTTTATTATTTATTTTCTAAGTGTTCTTGAGATAGCGTCAGCGTATCTTTTTACATTTGGATCTGTAAATATTACTTCGGCCTTTTGGTCATCAAAATCTGAAGTTACTTCTTCTGTTACAACAACACCTTTTTTGGTAAAGTAGTTTTCTTTAACAAGATTTAACTTCTTTTCATATTTTTCTAGATCGCCATCAAATTCAATACCCTCTGAAAGTGCAGCAAATTTTTCAGTTTCAGTCATGGTTAAACCTTCTGAAACTGATGTGAGGATATTCTTTCTTTCATTTTCAAGAACAGCCTGCTTGAGTGTGCTTTTTTCTTCGATTGCTTCATCGAGAGCAGACTCGAGCTCTTCGATCTTGTCTGTTAGTGATTCAAGAACGTCAAGCTTTTCGTTTGGCACATCAACATAGTGTTGTGCAAATAGACCTTTAAGACCGTCAACAAATTCTTCCATGATCTCGTTTCTCAAAGCGGATTCAATAGCAACGGTGTTCTCTTCAATCCACTTCTCAACAACATGGTCAAGATACTTGTCGAGATGTTCAACCATCTCTGTTTTAATTGTTTCAACTTCTTCTGCGAGCTTAGTTTCAAACTCTTCTTCAAGACGTGCAGTTTCAGCTAGCGTTGAAGCGGAGATTGCAGCTTCAAATAATGTAGTTGCTTTTTCTTTGAACTCTTCTGTTAGCTCTTCATTAGAAAAGATAACATCCATATCTTCTTTTACTGCGCCTTTAGTAGCAATTGAAGCTTTATTCTTTGCGGAGTTGTCACCAACACCCCAATCTTTGCCCTTGCCATACTGTGACTGGACTTGATTAAAGAAACCAACCATGTCACCCTTATTCATGCCAGACATTGCGCCGATGACTTTTGCCATCATCTCAACTTTTGACATTGAATCTGGAGCAGGCTTTGAATTTGCTTTTAGCGTGTCAGAAGCAGCAGACTCTTCAATTGCTTCTTCTGTTGTTTCTTCAGTAGTTTCCTCAATAGAAGCGTTAACTTCTTGATTCTCGAGAACTTCGTTCTCTTCTACTAAAGGTTTCGTTGTCTTTTTTGCCATTTTTGGAATCCTCTATTAGAAAATTTAATTATATTTATACATTTTTCGATGTTAAAGATTTAATGAAGTTTTCGAAAACAAGAAGCTTCTTTTCTTCTAATTCTCTGATATTCATTTTTTTAATTTTGTTTTTAGTCTCTTCAATCTTTTCTTCAAACCAAGCTTCTCTACTAGCATCATAAATCCATTCAGTTCCTTCCATAATGCCTCTAACAAAAGCATTTGGCGCTGATGGATCTGCAACAACGTCTGCAGCAGTTGCTAAGTGATAACCTGGTCTAACAATCATAACACCATCTGATCTCTTTTCAAGTTCGCCCATACCGCGTGTTGAAACACCTAGTTGAGCACCTGACTCAAGAAGACCCTTGACGATATTACCCATTGGTGTATCAGTAATTAAAGCTTTACCATGAACATCATTGTTATTCCACTTAAGCTCTTTAATTAAGATACAAACTCTGTCTAAATTAATTGAAGGACCTGTAGGATGATTTAACTCTCCAAAAGCTCTATTGCTTTTAACACTCTCTTCCATGTATTTTTCTAATACAGGTTCCATCATTTTCTTTTCGTATAAACGACCATTACGATTTTTTTGTTCTGTTTGAATAAAAATACCTTCAATGTAATGATTCTTCTTGCCGTTTTCAAGAGTTTCTGTTACAAATTCGATATTTTCATTTTGTTCGGTTATTAGTTTCATGATTAACTCCTATAACCTACTGGGATAGCCAACATATCTGTTCCTTGAACAGTGTCAGTTGTAGCTTTTTCTAAGATGATTGATTCAGAATTTGCTAAAGTTAAATTAGCATACGTGCTACCATTACTGATAGTTAAAACGCCTGCAGAGCCCGTGTTTATTATTCTAACTAAAACCGAATCGTGAACTGTATTAGCTGAACCTATTGCAATTTGTGTATTAAGAGGTTTAATAATCATTTATCAATCACCTCTCTTCTTTGCGTAATAAGCAGCAAGAGCTTGCTTAATTCTTTCTTTCTTAGATTTGCCAGCAAATTTTGGATTGTCTGATTTTACAAAATCACTAATCCATTCTGAAGCAGAATCTTTTGCAGTTAAGACTTCAACAATCGTTTCTTCACGCATTGTATTTCTATTTGCAAGAGCAGCATCTTTTTTAGTCTGTTTGACGATGCTATAGTTATGCTTATCTGAAATGCCACTATGCTCATCTTTAGCATCATCATACTTGGAATGTGTGCTCAAAACTTGCCTAGTTTTCTTATGCTTGATAACAAATTTTGTTTCAGCTTCATCTAATGATTTATCTTCTACTTCTTTGTTCTTTTCAGAAGAACACTCTTCTTTACCGTGTACTGGGCAATAGATTTTGGCAGATGACTTATTACATTCCATTCCCTTTTCATGGATTGTTTCTTCGTATGCTTTTACATCTTCACCTTCACGGTAACCGTGTCTTTTGCCAGGATCTGCTTTCTGAGATTCTTGCTGGTATGGCCGACGAGGGTATTCTGGAACCGATGGTCGAGCCGATTGACGAACTCGACTGCCATCCGCTCGACTGGGCAGAAGTGGTC